CGGCTTCGTGCAGAAAACTCTATCAATATCGACGCCAGAACAATTACGGGCGGTGGAAGCGGAGCTTTATCGACGGGAGATAGTCGAGGAGATTCGCCGCAGCCCATTATACTGGCTCCAAAATCAGACAAAGACATTCGATGAGCATTGGCGCTCAGTTGGTTTTGATTCACCGAACAACCCATTCCCGCGTTATCCCTACTTCAACCATGTTTTCCAATTCCTTGACCGAGATCCGAGAGTCTGTGGGTTCAAGAGCAAGGTGCGGAACATCGCCAAGTCCCGCGATTTAATGATGACGTGGGGATGTACCGGGTTTCTGACGCATCTCGCCATGACCGAATTTGCAAAGGTTGCGCTGCAATCGCAGAACAAGGATAAGAGCGAGGAGTTGGTTCACTATGCCAAGGTTCTCTACGACAATCAGGAACCTTGGCTCAAGCGAATTTTCCCACTGAAAAAGGGATATTCGATAAATGACTTCCCCCGCGACAGATTGGAATTCGATAACGGCTCGGTAATCTTCGGAATCCCCGAAGGCGGCGACCAGGTACGTTCCTTTCACCCGACCGCGCTACTCATGGATGAGGCGGCGTTCCAGCCGGAGGGAAAGGATGCTTACGACACAGCTTGGCACGCTTGCGAATACATCATTTTATTGAGCACGGCCTATCCCGGCTGGTTCGCGAATCACATATTGAACTAATGAAAGTCAAAAATAACGACTTCACTCCAGCATCACTACCGCCAGATGGAGTAAAGATCGACCAGGGCGTATTTCGCTCCGAAAATGCAAAGGGGCAACCCGTTCTCTGGATACTTTTCAATGCTGATCCGGCGCGAGATGCCGCATGGGAAGCTGATGGATTCAAAAACGCCTATTCCAAGTCGGCATGGCGGCGTGAGCAACTGATTGACTTCCAAGCTGGCGGCGGTGAACTTGTTTTGCGCGAGACTTTGGAGCGCAGATGGAAGGAAATCATCATCACCGATCCGAAAGAAATTCCTTGGGCAGAAATGAACTTCGGAGCTGGCCTCGATTATGGTAAAACGCACTTCGGAACGTGGGTAGTGAATGGAATCGACCGAAAAGGCGTGAAATATTCAGTGCTGGAGCACGGAGCTACAAACCTGACGCCTAATTCTCACGTTGAAATGATGAAAACGCGCCGATTGCCATACTCTGACAACGGAGCTCAGCCGCTTGCACTGGCAAAGGTGGGAAGAACGCACTTCGACCCTTCGCTCAAGACCGCAAAACTATCGGCTCAAAGCGATACATTCGTCTCGGAGATAGATTTATTCGTAAAAGCGGGGATGCCATCGCTGACATTGGGAATCAGGGGCCGGGACTTGAAGATTGTCGATCTGATTCTCGATGCGTGGAACCAGACTCCGGTAAAATACCGCATTTTCTGCCCAACGCAAGTTGCTTCTCGTCAAAATACCCATTCTGGCTGGCAGGGATGCCCCAATCTGGTTTGGGAACTGATGAACCTTCGGCGCAAGGAATATTCCGCGACTGTTGAGCAGTCAAAGGGTACTCCAGAGGATTTGGTTGATAAGGACAACGACTTTTGGGATGCCAACAAGTATGAGTGGAGCGGAAATACTCCAGTATCAACGCAATCTCCAGCCGAGGCATGGAGTAATGAGGCAAAGCGGCTCAAGGAAGTGAATCCGGCGCTCGATCTCAATTCTCTCGTGATTTATGCCCGAAAGTTCGAGCGTGAAAATAAGGTGGTTCCGAAAACATGGAGATAGCCATTTCTCTGATGATCGTGGCAGTCGCGCTCTACTGGATTGCATGGGAAATCCGTGAAACGCGGCGGTTACATGAGCGAACCGGACTCGGCGTGCTTACCACCGAAGTTCGCAAGGTTGCAATCCTTTATTCCCGCTATCTCAAGCGGTATTACCCGAACGTGCTGAAAAGCAATGTTCCACGTGACACAATTTGGGAATCTTCCACGATAGAAATGTCGCCCGAAAAATTCAAGGAGCTGAAATACCGGACCCGCATGACTCCGAACGAGGCAGCGGCCTATTATGAGCAGCAAGCGGCGGAGCGTTTGGAAAAAGCCGGGAAGCAGGGAATAGCCTAATTGAAAAACTTATGAAGATTGAAGGAATGAAATTCCGTAATTTGCCAGAAGCCGCCGAATGGATTAAGGAACAAAACTTTCTTGATATAGACTTGGAGCCACCGGGAAGTATTATAGAAATTTCAATTGAATCCTGGTGGGATCGACTGAAAAGATTTTTTTCTTAATGCCCAAGGTCCAAGTTTTGATTTGCCGCGACCATTGCGGAAGAATCTTCTGATTTCGAGGTAGTTATGCCAGCAGTCAGTAAGTCCCAAGGAATAGCAATGGCGATTGCCGAGCACCATCCTGAAAAGCTCTACAAGAGAAATCGCGGACTGCTCAAGATGACTAATTCTCAGTTGAGCGATTATGCCTCGACACCCCGCAAGGGACTGCCAAAGAGAAAGGGGCTATTGAAGCCATGAATTATAAACCGCTTCTGAAACCGAAGGCCGAGAAGGAATCTCCCGCCGAGGATTATGGCGAGGATGAAATGACCGAGAAGCCGATGAAAATGTCCAAGAAGAAACGGAAATCCCTGCTCAAGCCGTGAAACTCGATAAGGCTCTGCAAGACTCCCTAATTTCATACTGCAAGAATCAGATTAGCGAGCAGCGCATTCAGCGCATGGCCGTAGCTCGCCAAGTCGGACTTTTGCGAGCATACGTCAAGGGTGAGCCTACGGACTGGTTTGACCCTGCAACGTGGCAATACCGGGCCTATATCGAGTCACCGGATTATAACGAGCAGAGCACTCCCCGATACAACTACCACATCAATATATCTAACGCGGCGTGGCAGGTGCTTCAATCGGCCATTCAGACCGTTGGAATCCCCGGATCAACTTTCAATCCGGCCAATCCACAGAGCACGGTTGACCAGCAGACCGCCGACCTTGCAAAGACCATCATCGACTTCCAGCGCAATCAACTGAATTTCCGCTCTCTCTGGATGCAGACATTTCGGTATCTATATACCGATGGCCTATGTGTGGCTTATGAGCATTTTGTGCGGGATGCGAGCCGATACGGGACTTCGCAGACCACACTGCAACAAAAAGTAGAGGTTCCCCTTGCCGCTGGTTATGCTTGCGCTAATTGCTCCACTTTTTCACATCCGGGAGAAGCCGATCAGATAGACGGACAACCCGCTTGCCCACAATGCGGCACTCAATATGGCCCCGGCGATTACATGAAGGAAGATACCCGCACGGAATTGCAATCTTCCCTAGTGGATATTCCCGCTGGCCGCAGCCAAGTTGATATTTATGGCGCACTCGAAACGGTTCTGCCGTGGTGGGCTAAAAACGGCGACGAGATGCCCTATGCGGCAATCCGCATCGAAGTTCCACCGGAGATGGTCTATCAGACATTCCCGAAAATGGAGCAACAGGCGAAACTCACCGATGATCCGACTGACGATTACCGCTTCAAGATTGCCCGTCAGCAGACTCGCGCTCCCAAAGATTCACCATTCTACCCGCTCTATCGCTTCCCGACCTATGGCCGTTGGTGGATCAGGCCAGAATGCTTCTATCACGAGAGCAAGGATTCCAATGCAAATATTGGTGGCAAGGATCAGGGAATCAGGCAGGCATTGCTCGATACATTCCCGAATGGTTGCTTCATGCAAGAAGTGAACATGGAGTTCTGCGATGCCATACCGGAGAAGATGGAAGATCACATTGAGCTAATCAAGGCGTTTGAGTCAGATGGCATGTATTGCCCCTCCATCGGGCAAAATGGTGTCCCGATTCAGCAGGCTGTAAATACAGCGTTCAACCTTGAGATCGAGGGCATGGAATTTGCAGCCTTCCCTCCCGTGCTGATTGATTCGGAATTGCTCAATGGTGTGGCCTTCAAGGAATCGAAGGCACTCCCCGGCCAATATAAGGAAATCGTCCTTCCCCCCGGAAAGACCCTGCGAGACTCCGTGTTTCAGATTGTCATTAAGGAATCATCGCAGACGGTTAACTATGTTCTTGATGCCTACCAGAACTGGATGAGCTATCTGGTGGGAATCAACCAAGCACTTCTAGGCGATTCAATCGTCAATACGCGGAGTTCGGAGCAGTACAACACTCAGCGAAGCCAATCATTACAGCGTCAGGCTCCCCCCTATGAAGCTGCAAAGAATGGCTTCGCTGGTATTGATGAAATGCTCGTGAATGATGCACTGGCGAATTGGACCGATGAGGAATATGCGCTCGTGGTAGGCGCATCCCCGGTTGCACGCAAGGACGAAGTTATGCGGATGGCTTCTGCCCGTGGGCGAGTCTATGCAATCCCCGAAGAACGCGAAGGCGTGCCGCAAACTGCCGCGCAGATTGCCGGGAATATCGACCAGATGCTTGAGAGTCAAAGCGATCAAATCAGGGCTTCCGTTGCGGACCCGCTTAACCTTCAAGCAATCGCTAATGCGAAGCAGTTACCGGAATGGCACATCCCCGGCCTTGACCAGATGAAGAACGTAAAGCGGATGATTCAGCAGTTGATGGCTTCTGAGCCGACCCCC